GCTGAAGTAGCCTTTCGTGACGAGGTTCAGGTTACCGGCTCGGCTCAATGTCAAGGTCGTACTTCCGGTGATACCTGCGCTAAACGTGGCGGCTCCCGTCACGCCGAGCGTAGTCCCCACCGTAGCTGCACCCGCCATTGCTACGAGGCCGGAGGCATTGATTGCTGCTGCGGTCAGAGTGCCTGTAAGAGAAGTAGTCCCCGGTACTGTCAAGTTTCCCGTGTAACTAGTACCATCTCCAAATCGAACGTATGTTACTGTGTCAGCGTCATTAAGCCAAGCCGCCACAATACGGTTGGCTGTTACTGTTGATCCGTCTACAAATACTGTGTGTGCCATAATAGAGTCCTAAGTTAAGGAGTGAATGTGCCGGAAGGTACAGACTCCGGAAAAAATGCACCGGGAATAGCACAGCCGGGAGAAGCGTACCCCGGAATACTAGATGTAGTTTCTGGAGTACATGCAGTAAGTATGAAATCGTCAGGAGGCCAAGGCCTTGACCAAGGTACTGTCATCTTATCTACTGAGGCTCTTACAAAGTCTTGTGGTTGTCTAGGTTCCCAGTCGTAGGCACAGACCATGAGGTTGTCCCACCTCTTAGTCAACTCTGAAGATAGGAAGGTAGTGCCGCATACATCGCACAAGACTTTCCACTTACCACTTCTGTACCCTCTTGCCCTAGACATAATTACGTATTTCTATAAAGTTTAACAAGTTCCATTAGATTTTGACCAGCTTGAGAACAATAGAAAAAGTCACTGTGCCAGAAGAATACCCGTTAGTGAGTAATTGGATTTTTCCAGTAACTCCTGCTCCACCGTTATTTTGTAGTCCCCCAAACTTAGTAAATTTCATACGTCCTGCGTTAGTCAATGCCAGCATATCTACATCAGTAGAAGCATCCCATACTAGCCCAACAGCAAGGGGGGTACCTACTGAGTATTCAACAGCATCTACTCTGAATGTAGTTGGGACAGGCGTGAAAGAAGCAGGATCGACCACTGTAATTGTAGACACATTACTTGTGTCTAAAATTCCAGTGATCTTCACCACAGCATTTCTTTCTCCATCCACTAGTATTTGAGTACTAAGTGCATTAGCCATAGTTACCCTCTATTTAAATATTACGAGTCAAGAGCGGGAATCGGGAAGCCTTGTCCAGCAAGAGCACCAGAGATGCTATTACCTTGCGAACGCCAACCAATTGTTACAATGAACAACACACCAGCAGCAGCATCCAAACTACCAACGAAGTTGTTGCGGATCATGCCTGTGCCAGCAGTGCCCGTGCCAAGGATCAGCAGGGAGCTAGTGTGGGTAGTAGCTTTGTTCGTGCAGTTGTTGTTCTCAATCAGCAGATTCGTCACAGCACCTGTAGTACTAACAGCAAGGGTAGCAATGTCCGAAGTGGAGATAGTGAAGACGTTGTTCCCGGAAATAGTCATGCGGTTGATTGCGTCAGCAACCAGAACACCCGTGTTGTAAGTCGTACCAATCGACGGGTAGAAGCAGTTTGCCACATACAAACCATCAGCCGTATTCGCAGCACCCGTAGACTTCACCATGTTGGCAAAGTTAAGAGCAGCAGACGTATCACGGAACTCACAGTTTTGAACCGTAAGATCCTTGGCAGTCGTCACAGTGATGGCAGCAGAGATGGTAAGGAAGTTAGCAACGAACAGCATGTTGACAATACTGCAATCAGCAGCAGAGACAACAAACGGAGTCGTGTTAACCGTGTCCATCGTGATGGTAGGCCGCATAGAACCCGAACCAAGGCCAACAAGTGCTACACCAGCCACATCCAATGCGACAGCAGAAGCTGCGGAAAGGGTTTCAGTGTGTCCCGGCTTGACAAAAATGATGTCGCCGCGACCAGCAGTACAACGACCAATTGCGTAGTCGATGGTATTAAACGGAGCCGAGAACGTACCCGGATTACCGTCAGAAGCACCAACATGTCTCGGAAGGACGTTGGCACTGGAGTCACCCACCCAGTACACTTGACCCGGATGGGCCTGTGTAATAGGTACGCCACGAATCGTGACGTTGTTAAAACCTGCTGGGAAGTTACTGGCAGTAGTCAGTTGAAGAGCCATATTTAAATCTCCTTGTTGAACTCTAGTGAGCCAGCATACGCTGGAATCTCAACAGTGTTTTATTACTTTTTAGATTGGTTAGTGCCCATGCTAGTTCTGTTGTCTTCCATGCGCTCTTCCCACTCATCCCCTCCAGCACCAAACTTTTGCATGTGTTTTTCCATTGCTGCTTGTCTAGCTTCAGCAGCAGACTTAGCCTCCTTGGTAGGAGCATCTTTTTTCTTTCCGCTAGGAAGATCAAAGAACTGCCTCATATTAGGAAGCTTGCCCACTGGGGGACGCTTTCCTTTTGCTGCTTGAATTTCAAAGCCCATGTAAGGACTCCTTAAAGAATTAGTGGGAGGGACGTTTTAAGCCCCTCCCGGTACAACAAGTAAAGCTTACGGGCCGTTAACTCCCCAGACAGCGCGGGGATCAGACCAGCCAAACGAGTAACGTTCGTAGCCTTTCGCTTTAGCATTCATGGTGTCAAAGTCATTGTCTTGGTCAAACATGATACCCACACGTTCGTAGTGCTTCATGCCAGTGCCACCCGGAATAATGTTACGGATGAACCAAGCGTGAGCAGCCGTGAAGTAGTGGTTGACCTTAAAGCCACCCGGAAGGTAGTTACCTGCCTTAATGACGTTGATGTCATTGTTAGCGTTGCCGGGTTGGTACGAGCTGTGCAGAATACGTTGCGCGTTGAAGACTTCGTTACGAGCAATGTGAAGCGTATTCGGCATGACAGAGATCAAAAGGCCACGATCATTTGTGAAACCCATGATCGCAATCATTGCATCTTCAAGCGAAGCTTCACTAAGGTCAGCATCGACCGCAGGACGGTTCGCAAAAGTGCCGCCAGTCGTATTCGGGTGTACAGTGCTGCAAAGAGCAACACCATCCCCACCAAGATACGTAGCGTTAAACGCTCGGTTAAACACGTTCGCACCAATGTTTTCTTTGGTTTGCCGGAAAGACATGGCAAGGGCAGCAGCCCGATTGCGCGAAACTTTCTCATACAGGTTGTCATCTTGCTCTTCTTTCGTAACGATGTAGCCCATTGCATACGCAACGTGCGTGTAACGGGTCACAAAGCCTTGAACTTCCGAGTCATAGCTGACACCAGAAGCTTGGTTCTTAACAGGAACAAGACCAAACCCTGTCAGTTGAACGTCCTCTTCATAGTTCTGCGAAGAGCTGTCCGTATCAAACAGATCAGTATATTCAGTAACGTGTTCAGCGTAAGTCTGACCCCACCAAGCCTTAATACCGGGCCATAGTGCTTTGGGGTGTGATGCAGTAGTGATAACTCCAGCCATGATTTTCTCCTAGGTTACGGTGCAAGGTAGGCAACAACTGTGCCTGACGCGCCGTTAGTAACACCGTACTCATGGTAGTTCCACTTGCAGAGAACATCCACATAGGCACCAACCGCATTGTCAGGACGTTGCACAGCCCCAATAATGCGAATGGGGAGAGTGGCAGTCGTGGCAGGGGAGGTAAGAACCATAGTCGAGTACGGAGTAGACGGAGTGTGAGCAACACTAGCCGAAACCGTTACAGCTGCGTTCTTGTGAAGATCAGTAATAGCTACAGCAGTGCTGTCAAACTGGACTTCAAAAACCGCAAGGGGATCATCAATGACATACACATACCGAACAGCAGTACGGGTACCAGCAAGGATGTAGGTCTGAGTAAGGTCAAGGTTGGAAGCAACGAGGGAGACCCCCGCATCAGCAGGGCTGATGCCAACAATAATACCCAGCGGAAGAGCGGAGGTAGTAGCAACACCACCCCATTTTTGGACGAAAGGAACGCCGTTGGCATCAGACGATGCCGCCGACATCACGCAGTCCCCAATAGCATAGCTATTGGACGTATCCGAAGTCGGGATAGCGTACATGCGCCCCTTCTCCGAATAGTTAGAGCTGTGTAGAGCACCGACAGGGGAGAACCCTCGCGGTGTGTTAAGGTTAGCCATAGTTTAAAACTCCTAGTGTAGTTAAGATAGCTTGATGCCGCCTTGGGGCACATAGAAGCCGGGTTGTTCTCCGACTACATTTTTGCCACTCCGAATAGCATTATCAATCTTGTCGTTACGCGATTGCAGTTCCGCCTGATCTTCGTCATACCATTCTTGGCGGATCTTCATCAGGTATGCGTACATCGGTTGGCCTTCCTTGTTCAATCCAACCAGAAAACGAATCCTGCTATCTCCCAAGTCGCCGTTCCTAGAAACGACATTCTCGGACACTCCACTAATCTCACTAGGCTTAACGAAGTCATATCCGTTGTCCGTAGCGTCTGTAATACGAGTCCCATCATCATTCATAATGTGAAGATGGAACCCTGGAATTGTTCCCTCTACTTTCAGCTTGCCTTGCGAACCGTTGAATACGCCCCGCTTGCGGCGGGTCATTCCATCCAGTGTAGGTGCTGACGGAGGCAGTTCAATCCTAGCAGCAACAGCTTCTAGGGCACGTTCTTTTTTCTCTTCCAATGTGTAGGCTCTTGGCATTTTATACTCCCTTACTCTGACCAATCGTAATCAGCAACATAAGCTTCTTTTGTCATTATCTTTTGTTTCACAAACCTATCGCAAGCAGCTTTAGCTTCAGGAGGAAGATTCTGATAACTCTTTGCAGGGCCACCAGCAGATCGACCCCTACCACTACCGGACTCGGCCCCGTAGTTAGGAGTACGCTTTTCCTTCTCACCAAACTTCTGAGGCAATTCTTCCAGAAGTACTTCATCTAATTTGTCCAGAAAAGCCTTGCCGGTAAGTCCCGGATTCTCCCTACGGAGAACTTCTCCAAGAGCGTTAGTCTGGGCTGTAAGCCTAGCGTCTTTGCCAAACCATTCATTGCCACTCAACCAAGTCTGTAAAGCCGGATCTACTGCTACGGTTCCTGTGTTCCTAGTAACAGTTACAGCTTCTTTAGCACTAGCTTTAGCTGCTTGAAGATCTTCCTTCAAGCCGTCAATCATATCGTCTACAGCAGTTACCTTGGTTCCATCCCCATCCGTAATAGCTTGGCTACGGGCAGATTTAAGAGCAACAATCTGGCCTTCAAGGTCAGAAGCTTTCCGCTCATAAGACTCTTTCTGGAACTTCTTAAACTCCTCAGTTGCCTGACGAAGTTCGTTCATGCTGGCTTTAGTGTGATTAAGTTCTTTTAGCAGGTTCTCATTGTTCTTTCGCAAAATGGGCAGGATCTCCCTACCCCGCTTTACGAACGTCCCTGCATCAACCCAATCCTTTTCATCACCCCGGAATTTCTCCTTAGGCACCCAGCCTTGACCTGACGCCTCACTGACTACAGCAGGATCAACTCCATTCTCTTCTTGACTTTGGTTCTCATTCTCAGCCATTATTGTACTCCTATATTCTTGTACTTGTCAACTTTGTAAGATTGGTCTCAAATCCCTTTTGTTAGGTGCGGATCTACAAGATCCACATCATCGTCTAGGACAGCGGTTACATCCCCATCATTTACCATCCGGTAATCTGCACCATCTCGGCCTGTGTAGACCAGTCCAGCAAACTTAGCAAAGGCTACTTTGTCCCCCACTTTGCACCAAGGCTTAAAGCCGTCTTCAATGTAGCAGGTAGGCCCCATTGCTACTACAACTCCGGTAGTATTAGCCATTTGCTCTCGTTCTCGCAGGTTGTCTGTAGCCATAATAATGCCACTGGCAGTTTTCTTTGCAATCTGTCGGGGAAGGATCAAGATCCTGTGCCCACAGGGATTAATGCCACTAGTGTTCATTGTGTACCCTCTCTTCGTATAAATCCTGATACTGCACATCCAAGATCAAGGCAATAGCTTGGCACCTTCCCTTAATCATCTCTACTTGCTCAAAGTTGTCGTTTACCAATCCCTCCTTCATTCGTTCCCTCTCTAACTCTAGTACCTTCAGAAACTTCTTTGTGATAGCACTAGCCCTCCAATCGTTGAACTCTTCCTGAGTCACTGCGTTCATCCAACCCTCCTTTACTTGGGTACTGCTTCTCCTTTGCTGGGTTCAGACTTCATAGCCTGAAACACCTTGGTCATAGTTTCAATGCTGCCTAAGACACCATCCCTACGTTCACGGGATAGGGCAATCTGGGTGTTAACTTCATTGATCTTGGTTTGCTGGCCTACAGTGGCGGTTTCAGCTTTGAGCTTTTCCGCTTCAGCTTCAAGCTTGTGTATCTTGGCTTGACCTACTTCTGCTTCCTTCATCAGCTTCAGAAGCCCAAGCTTGAGGTTAAGTTCATTCTCCGCCTTGGCTGTCTCTGCCCGAATCTTCTCAATTTCAATCTTAGGATTAGGCGGGGATGCGATTGCATTTGACCCCCTTGGATCAGGCAACACTTGGTCAATGTCGGGCACTTTGAGGGCCTTAAGGAATCGTTTCTCTACTTCATAGCGGCTGTACATGCCCGGAGTAGATATCATGGCTTCTCTCATAGACATAGCTTGAGACAGTCTCAAGCTGTCGGAGGTAATACTTGGGTCAGCAGCAGGGCGAACATCACTAGATTCCCCGTTGTAGTCCGTATTAAGGATCACCCCCTTTCCGTTAGCGTTAGATACAAATGTTTCATTCTCTAGAATGTGGAGTTGGTTAAGGCGGTACATCTTACGGAACTCTTGTTTTAAAGAACGATACGTCCTCTTAAAAATGCCATTAAAGACCTTCTTTCCTTCCTCTGCCATTGTCCTAGTTGTTTCAGCCGGAGTGTTCTGTCCGGGGCTTTGACCAACCAAGATGTCAACAGCGCCTCCGGTACGCTCCCCATAATTGATAAGCAAGCTAAGCAACGTAAAGAGCACTTGGCTAGGCTCCCTGACTGGCAAAGGCATAATACCTTTTCGGAGGTCGTCACCAGTTGTGTCAACGTGTTTCCATTCGAGCGGGGCAAAGGAGTAGTTGCCACCTCGTACTTTAATACCCCTAGACAGGAAACCACCAGCAGTATTAGACATAGTCCCAGCGTCCACAAGCTGGTTGATAAGAGTATTAATAGACTCGTTAAGAGGGCCAAGAAGAACACCAAAGCCCAAGTCATAGAAACCCCCATCAGGGCTAGGGATGAACGGATACTTAGTAAAGCACTGTTCCGCTTTGATGCTGAGAATCTTGTCATCTTTATTCCTTTTAATGCTGGATTCAAAATACCTTGATACGATACGGGCAACCTTTTTTGTATCCCGTCGAACGTAGATGATGTACGGTTCTTCATAACCATCCCCGTCAAAGTCAAAGGTACGGTGTTGTTCTAGGATCTCGTAGGGAGTACTGTGGTCTTGGGCTTCTGGAGGAGTCATGCCCTGAGCTTTAGATTGGGCTGCTTGTAGGGTTTTGTTGTCTCCAAGGTTAGACACAGCAGGACGCTCTTCACCAACATCTTTCCACAACCCACGGACTACTCGCTCGTAGATGTCGTTCTTGGAGTAGTACAGAATGTGGGTAACACGGGGGGAGGTGTCAAGGCTCTTAGTCCAGTAGTTGACTACCAGATCCTTAGCCAAGATGTTTTCACTGACGTTCATACCCCGAATGGGGTCAAACATTGTTTTCTTGAAAGCACAGCCAATGATAGGCTGGGTAATAAGGGCTTTGTCCATTTCGCTTTCCCAGTCCTCATCCTCTTCAAGAATTTGGTAGGACATGTGAGACTCAATGCGTTCTGCTCTCTTAGACTTTTCCCCATCAATGTCTTCACCAATGACTCGGCATTTGACGGGAGTGTCTCCACTAATCAGGGTTGGGTAAGCTCTGGCGTGGTATTGCAACGCAGCAATAGTAACAAGGGGGAACTTGATATTGCTGGCCCCAACCCACGGGAAGTTCTTAGCTTCGGTTACTTGGAGAGCCAACTTCATGCTAGACTCCATACGCTTTTCCCAAGTGCTACGGCTCTGGAGATCTACTTCAAACTCTTCAGCCACTTTACGCCCTATTTCTCCTAGCTGCGTTTCATCTAGGAGATCAGCAATGTTGGCCTCATAAACGAGGTCTGTAGTTTTAAGTTTGTACTTAGGTTCGTGCATGTCTCAGTAGCTCCTAATATCCTGTAACACCGTTTCGTCCGGTTTGTTCGTCAGTTTCGTACTTGGATTTCATATCCAAGTAGTCTTCATCTTCAACTTCTTTTGTGGTTGGTGCTTCCCACATCTTATCCAACATCAGTCCCATATAAGCCCAAGCGTCCACTTGATCGTCGTGCTTATCCCTTGGAAACCGCATTAGTTCGTCTTCAAAGTTCTGGTACCACTCAGCCTCTTTATCGAACCTGACAGCACCTGCCCTCATCCTAGCTTGTATGCTTCTGGCCCTAACCATCTTTTCATTTGTTGGGGTAAGCAGGACAGTGTTAATAAAAGTATTACGCTTGAGCATCTCTGTTCTTAGGAACGGCCCTAGAGACTTTTCAATCATCCCCTTCTCAATCCCAAACAGGATAGGTTTGTAGAATCTTTGAAGCATCATCATTGTGTCGATAATCTGTAGGGAATCCAAACGATCTTTGATTACATGTACACAGTATAACTTACCGTCCTCATCCATCCCGCCAACTACAAAAGCTGAGAAGTCAGATCTTTGAGATTGGGATACTGCCAGATCGCAAGTGATATAGTATACCATGCTTTTCTTCTTATCGTCTACCCGCATAGGAGCAAAGTCTTCTCTTCGGAAGTAGGTGTTCTGTTCGTCTAGGGGGATGTTGAGCATCTCTTGGGAGTACACATCAGACAGACCTTGCCTAGCGTAGTCCTCCTTAGACGCTTTAAATTCTTCCACAGACTTCTTTTCAGGCCATAAAATTTTGGAATAGTCATTTGTAAAGGCACGATATTTGACCGACTTCCAAGGTAGTTTGGCATCACTGTACTCCTTCAGGTCTTCCCTAATCATCTTCTTGAGGCCCCCCTTGATGTCTTTAAGGAGGTTCTCGGGCATCAGGTTCTCTAGGAGACTGTCCAAGTGAAGGATAGTCCCTACAATCCGGATCTTACCTTTATCCGATAGGGCAGGCAACAGTGCTCCATAGAACCACCGTTTGAACTTTAGACGCCTGTCTCGGTTCATAACGATCTCATCGTTCTCCATATCATCACCAATGATGAGGCCGGGTCTACGGTTCTTCCATTTTAGACCCCGAAGCTTCTGTTCACTGCCCTTTGCCTGTATTCGGAAGAGGTGTCCATCATCCATCTGGCAAATTAGGTCATCTTCTGTGTCCTTTAGGAAGTCTTTTACCCCAAAAAGTGACCTAAGATCTTCATTATCCAGCAGTTCCTTTTTAATATCCCCTAAAAACTGTACAGATTGCCCTACTGTGTCAGAAACAATGATGATGTAAGACTGATCTCTGAACAAAGCAGAGGCTAGGGTGTACGCATGGGTAACAACCGTAGATTTTGCGTGGTTTCTAGGGGCAGCAATAGCAATTTTAGGGTGAGAAGAGCAGACATACTCCCAAATTTCCCTGTGAAACTCCCCTGTCTCAGCAGGGTCATCAAAGTTTTTACGAAGGACAGTGTTAACAAATCCCTCAAGGACATCGGCTGTAAGCTTAGTCATGGTCTGAGATGTTCCATATAACAGGCATAAAGCCTATTAACTTAGTCATTAAGTGGGATAATGTCTGCTATAACAGGCATTTCCCCAATTTGGGGCGTAACATCCCTAGCTTTGGCAAACCTTGCAAACTCTTCAGCAAGCTTCAAAAGTCTAGCATCCACAGTCTTTTCAACCTCAAGTTTCTCTGGAGCAGCCCTAAGCTTGTCTTGCTTGGTTAAGAGTTCGGTAGTGACCTTAAGGGCTACAGTAGCCTTAATTGGGATTCTAACGGGTTTACCCGTCTTGGGGTCATACTGGTAGTCACCGTGGTCTAAACGGTCTTCTAGGGCCTTTAAAGCCTTTCCTACGACCTTCTGAATGTTGGTATCCAGTTGCTGGACATCCTCATCCCGAATCTGAAGCTGAAGTTCCCTGAACCACTCAGATCTCTTCCACATCTTTAGGGTGTCAAGCGGGATGGTTGTGACTAGGGCGGTCTCAACCATGTTGCCTAGCATCACGTAAGTTGCCACAGCTTCTAGCTTTTGTTGGTCTGTCCAGTGAGCTTTACCATGTTCTGGGTAAATACTTTTCTTACGGCGCATACGCTATCTCCGGTTTACTAGGGGGGACTGTGCGGGACTCGAACCCGCATTCGACGGTTTATCTGTCCGTCATTCTATCCAGTTGAACTAACAGTCCCCACTTGAGGCAGTAGTATACCACAGAGTGTGGAATAGGGGGGTATTGAGAACAGTTCTCAACTGAGAGATACAATACCAAGGCAGCAGAGCAAGAAGAATATAGGAAATGTAACAAGTTGTAACAGTAGTAGCTATTAGGTGTAATAGGTAGTATTTTATATATATAGTAGTTACTATGTTCTTAAGAACATATATAGCTATATATAAGTAGTGTTGTTTATATACTATAGTTGTTTTTATAAGTATTGTTTTTACAACAGTAGTTATTTATATATAACAACATATACCTCCCCTATATATAAAAACTATATAAATCGTTATAAGGTGCTATATATAATATAACTAAGCATGCTTTTTGCTCCCCCCTACCCCTAAATATAGTCAGGCTGTACTGTGGGTGAGCAGCTACCCCTCTCCCCAATAGGTCTTATATAAGAGTGGTATTGCACCAACCTAGAGGATCAATCACTTACTGTTTCCTTTTCAATCGTTATCTCCCCCTCAATCTACACTCCACCAATCCAAGTGTATCCTTATCTCCCCCTTGTTACGCTCCGCTCCTCGCTGTTGAGTAGCTCCTACCCTATTACCTGCTTACCTTCGGTTGACCGCTGTTCAGCCAGAGCGTTCACAGCTCTCGTCTTGGAACACCACTATCTCGACGTTCGTAGCCCTCAAGCGGGTGGATACGCTACCAGCCGGTGCTCCGACTGCTGGGCTGTTACGCTTTGATCTCCGTCAACTGTGCCAAGTTTCTCCTATCGTAGCTGTGTGTCTGTGAAGTCCCCACAGCGGCCCCCCGTTCGAGTTGTCGTCTGCTGTTGGTTTACAGCCTGTGCTGTGGTGCAGCCCGTCCCGCCAGCCAGCTCCCCCTGCGCCTTATCCTCGAAACCCCGGATACGCCTTCGGCGTCCCGGCTCGGTAATGCTCGGTGTCGAATTCCTGTCTGTCATGCCGTGCCGCCCTGCGGTTTGTAGTTCTTTGAGTGGTTGATGTCCTCGGGCCGCTAATCTGTGGGGGACTTCCCCGACAACAGCAACAGGAGAAACAATCATGGCACAAGACTTCGACTTCAAAGCTTTCAACAGCGCCTGCAACGGAGCAGGTTCCGGCCTCAAGCTCCACCTCGCTATCGGACTCCTCAAGGATGTCGAGTACGTGATGTTCAAGTACGAGAACGCGCTGCTCACCGACCTCACCAGCGCGATCAACGACCTGAAGGCCGTGCAGGTGGCGGGCAAGGAGCAGGCCGCTCAACGCGCCAAGGATCGGGCGTAACAAAGAGGGGGAGCTTCGGCTCCCCTTTTTCATGTTACGCTACCCAACCAACCCACTCTCCCAAAGGGGAACCACCATGACCAATATCTACCTCATCACCGCCTTCCTCAAAGATGTTTGCATTATCCTATTGTGCATCCTTGTACTCGGATACGTTACGGGTCGTATTGACCAACGGTACACTCCCTCCCGCACAACACACCTTGAAAGCCAGACCGGGTGCCATACCGATACCGAGTGCGAAGAACAGGAAGACTACCTCAACGCTCACAACATCTACAGGATGTAACGTGGGTAAAACAACAGAAAACTGGATCATGTATATTCTCATAGTGGTTCTTGTAACCACGCTTTGCTTTGTACTCTAAAGATTCCATAGGCAATCCCCGCGCCCGTCCGTTGGACGGTCACGGGTCTTGCTTCTGTGTTCTTAAGAACATTAACAAGGGTCGTAGGTCTCGGCCCGCCCCTACCGGGGCGAAGGCGGGCCTCGCCCTCCTCTTAGGAGTTTAGGATGAGCACATATAATGTATTAAAACTTAATAACATGTGCTGCATTGCAGCATGTGTTGATGGTGTTCGTGATGATCTGTATGAGCTTGGTGTACGTATTCATGCTTATGATGTAGACTTAAATATAGCTCAAGACGTTGCAGCTAATCTTTGGAGTGATGAGGTTGAGCACTACAACTACGCCGAGTTTGTGGACGCTGTTCTGGATGGTTTAGAGCGGGAGCCGGGATGTGCTGTTAAAGTCCAAGGAACTAAATGGGCGTCACCAACCACATCGTTTGACCTATCAACTGAACGTAAAAGAGAGGTGTATTAAAAATGAATACTCATAAATGGCCTCCGCCAGAGATAGAAACCATCCCCGCCAACCCTGATGCAGAAACACCGATTACAGATGCGCTGGTTCTCGTCATGCAAGCGGGATGGCTGTCGCTTGGAAGTTCTGCGCCCGGTTCAATAAGGCCGTTGATTGAACTGCTCAAAGTGTTTGAGCGCGAGAACGCTGATCTCAAACAGCGCCTTCTGCCGCAGTACGTTGGCAGGGCAGAAAGGGCTGAGAAAGCGAGGCAGATGGCAGAGCACGAGCGGGATGCGCTGCTTGAGCAGTTGATTGAGGCGCGATCCGCAACGGCAGTCGATCACGGCTATGACCGCACCGCGTCTATCAACGTGAGGCGGTACGTCTGCACCTGCGGAGCCTGTATAAGCGCCACGATACGCGAGGGGAACGACAAGTGAGTACATCCGGGGCAATGGCAGGGGTCGCAGCCAGTCAGGCGGCAATCGCCCAAGCTGCCGCACATGAGGCAAAGGTGGAGCGGTGCAAGGCCGAGATTGCAGGCTACGACAGCAAGACAAGTTCTGTGAAGCAAGCGCAAAGCTACGCCGACTGCATCCGTACCGTTTACCCAGAGGCCATGAGCGTGGCTGACATTACGGGTCTGAAGGCTGTTTTTGTGGTCGCCTTGGTCTGCGGAATAATCGGCGGATGGCGCGAAAAGAACGGTCGATACACCGACCTTGCAGACATAGGAATGATGTTTTTCCTGTGGTTCTTTCTCGGCCCGATGATTCTCGGCAGTGTCGCTGGCGTTCTTTACGGAATCTATTGGGTGCTGACTTGATTGCTCCTATTGCAAAGGAGAGCGACATTGGAAAGCACGACCCAAAAAACCAAAGTATGACAAGAAATGTAGTGGCCCTCTACGCGCAATCGCCCCCCGTGGAAGAGACAGAAATCAACGCGGCACGATCCGCAATAACACCAACCAAAAGGAACTAATATGACACAAGCATGGACACGTAAAGAAGGTAAGAACCCAAAAGGTGGGTTAAATGCCAAAGGCAGGGCTTCATACAACGCAGCTAACCCCGGTAAACCGGGCTTGAAGCCACCTGCTCCTCATCCAAAAACAAAAAAAGATACTGCTAGAAGGAAATCTTTCTGTGCAAGGATGAGCGGAATGCCAGGGCCAATGAAGAAGCCTAGTGGCAAGCCCACCCGTAAAGCTTTGTCCTTGAAAGCATGGAATTGCTAAAGTAAAGCCATACCCCGTGTGATCGCCAAATATGACGTATTGGGGCAGGATTACGCCAAAACTCGTCAGATATGGCGAATGATTTTTAACGTAGTACAACCAAGGAATGCTGAGGTGAAAGATTATTTACTGAAGAAAATTTACTTGTTTGCAAACAAATTCAATGGCAAACGCGCACAGAACGTGCGAGTCTGGTGCATTGAAAACATGAAAAGAGGAAAGTAAATGGCTACTAAATACCAAATGATCCACAACGGAGAATTTGATGACTATTTAGTTGAACTCACAGTACAAGATGAGGACATTATCGAAGAACAACAGAAAGACATGTATGAAGAATTAGAGTACCCACAAAAAGGAACTTTGGTCTATGGGAACTCCTTTTTAACCCCGTTGTCTAACAGTTAACCACTTCAAGTGTTCTTAAGAACATCTAAGAACACTTCGAGGGGTTACATTAGTCCCCGAAACAATGTTGTAAGGAGTACGCATCATGGCAGGATGTACAAAAGCTGGGCGACAAAAAAAGCGAGGTACCAATGCACGTTACATTTCAGGTAACATGCAAGCTGTTAACAAAGCCAAAAAAGCTGCGCGAGTAGCAAAGTTCTTGGCTAAGAAAGCAGCTCGTCCTCCCTTTGCGGATGGTACTGCACGTATCAAACGTAGGGAATCGTGGCTCAAATGGAGAGCCAATCAAACTACAGGCTCTAAATACGAAACTTTTACGTTTCAAGAATTTGAAAAAGCAGGATTCGCATAATGGTCACTTCTAAGCGAGTTCATACTGGACTAGTAGATGTGTTCTATGGTTCAGAAGGTTGGGAGTCTAACCAGTGGGTACGTTGTTCTTTTAGTATTGAAAAAGGCTGGAAGTTCATTAGCCGTCCCACCAAAGCCCATCAACTCAAGTGGCCCATTAAGCCGGATGATCGTGAAATAGAATTCGGCGTCAAGGTGGATCTCCACACAATGCTTGACGCTATTCACAATCATTTGGTGAGCATTTATGGAAAACGCGGTAATAAATAACCCGTGCCCTCCAAACTTTTCTTGGATGATTATAGGGAAGATTGATGGGTTTCCATTCTCAGTACCTTTTCTGGTAAAAGCAGAAGCAGCCCAGTATATATCCTCGTTGGATTGGGCAGCATACAACAGAAGCTCTCTTATAGAATACGTGGTCTATAAGAATGGTACTGAAGTAGGAAAGTACAAATCCCACGAACACTCTACAACTCTTAATTGAGGTAAATAGCTATGGAAGAAAGTGAATTGTACCAAGCAGCAACTAATAGCCTAGCATCTGATGCGAGTAGTGAAAATTGCTACTCCAAGATGGCTAACGAAACTAACGGCTATTGTGGAGATTACAAAAGCTTTGAGAGAGACCTCAAAAGCATTGAGGTTCGTATTAAGTCTGAGTACAAAATTACGTACATGCCTAGTGCGTGGCGTAGTGCCAAGAGTGTTTTGGTTAAATGTATGAAAGGTGGTGTTGCCATATTCAACAGCAATGACACTCTGAAAGGCAAAACTGAACTTCAAAATGAATTGAAAAACGATGTTTCGGCAGTTGGAAAGTATGCTACGTGTGAAAAACATGTTCATTTAGCATCTAGACTTTTCAAGTTTTTGTCTTTAACTGAACAAGCTGTAATTAAAAACCTCATTAACGACACATTTAAATAAAATGATAACCAATTCCATAGAGGTAATGAAGTACGTAAAAGCCTCTGCCGGGAGAAGCAAGTTATCTGTTGTTTTTGAAGATAAGAATCATCCCCGGCATGACGGTTCTACTATATATCTACCAAAGATAACTGTTCACACTACCAAAGAACAGTTGTTAGAGATGATGTCTAGTGTTGACCATGAAGTAGGTCATGATTTGGATAGTGACTTTGAAATTCTCAAAGAAAAGGGTATTGATGCTTCCAGCAGTTCGTTAGGACTGATTTGGAATATCTTAGAAGATTCAAGGGTTAATTACCTTCAAGCAGTAGAGTATGAGGGTTTCAGGGAACTCTGGGAGAAAACAACTCCTAAGCTGCTAAAGAAAATAGATGAAAGCACCAAGAAACCTGAAGGCATTAACCCACTAATCCGAGCCATAATGAAATGGGAACATAATTTGTCACGTAAAACATTCCCACTTTGTGCAGAAGCTGTTCGAGACATTGAAGTTGACGCTAGTATTTATACAAAGTTGCTTCCATTCTCAGACAGGTTAGTGAGTGTTCAGAAAGTTAAACCCAAAGTTGAAGGCACCAAGAGTGCTTGGGAGCTTGCTAGGGATATCTTCAGGGCTTTAGGTGGAGATCCCGACGAAGAAGAACGTAAAGCAAAAGAAAAGAAAAAAGAAAAAGCATATAGCGGTAGAGGCACTCTCAAAGAAGTCTTTTCTGACGAAGATGAAGAAGATGTAAAGAAGCCTGTAGAGGATAAAAGTGAAGAAGATGGAGAAGAAGCAGAAGATGACAAGGATTGGTCTATAGTCCGTGTTAAACCTGAAGACATGAAAGACGTTGCAGACAAGCTTTTGTCCCTAGACAGCGTGGATCGTAAGAAGATGTCCAAGGTAGGTCTGTTGTATGAAGTAGATGACTTGGAAGATGGTTGGACAATGACTGCTTTAGAAGATTTTATTGTTGTAGATTACTGCAATAAAACTGTTAGCCACCCTGAAGTTGTAGATCTTTTGAGTGATAGTAGCAATGAATACTTTCTAAACAGTATTACAACTAGAGCTAGTGTGTTAGCACAAGAGAACTTTGCAAACCAAGTTCGCAGGTTGATTCAAATCAGGGCTAAATCCAATTTTGAATATGGTGTAAAGCGTGGTAAATTGGATTCTAGTCGATTGAGTCGTGTTGCTCTTAGACAACCGGGCTTTAGTGAGCGTGTGTTTAAGAACAAAATCAACAATACTGTTTTGGATGCTTCAGTATCTATTCTTGTTGACATGAGTGGGTCTATGAGTGGTGATAAAGTACTTTTTGCCACTCAAGCAGCTTTGTTGCTCAACGATGTGTTCCAAGTGATCCAAGTTCCTTTGGAAATCATTGGGTTTACAGACAACGGCGATAGGCCAATACAATATCTGTATAAACCTTTTAATAAACACAAGGTAGTGCGGGAGCAGTTGTTAAATTATTTTGCAAGTAGCAGTCACTGCATGAGTGGAAATCCAGACGGTGACAGCATTATTTGGGCTTATGATCGCATTAAAAATAGAACAGAAAAGAAGAAGCTTCTTATTGTAATGTCTGATGGGCAACCAGCAGCTTCTAGGTACAATAAAGGCTTGGGTAAGTTTACAAAGCAAACTGTTAAAGAAATTGAAGCTTCTAGAGTTGAGATTTATGGGTTGGGTCTTTGTGATGAATCTGTTGCAGGATATTACAAACACCACTCAACAGTAAAAACAGCAAATGAAATACCACAGAAACTCCTAGAACTTATTGATAGGAAATTATTCCATGTCTGATCTAAGTACTAAATCCCTTGGCGAACTACTTAAGGAAACGCTTATGACCTCACCAGTTACTCCTCCTCCCATTGAAGACTTGGTTAAGTCTGCAATCAAGGATGCTTTGGCTAAACGCACACTAGCTGAAGGCAGCAAAGAATTTGCAACTGATGACACAACTATGGATTCATTGCATGCAATGGAAAAGTCTCTAGAACCTACTCCCGTAACAGAAGTTGTTCCTAAACACACACTGAAAGACGGTCAAATGTGGGCTTCAGATCTCTTCAAACGGATATTAAGCATATCCAAAAAAGATGATTTTCCTGTTTCAGTCTTCAAGCCCGAAGACTTTGATGAGAGGATCAGGATGTTTATTCCCAAAGTTGATCCTACCTACGTTCTTGATAAGAAGAACAGCATCAACATCTTGAAAGGCTGGGAACAGAATGACAAAACGTTGCTCTATGGCCCGACTGGAGCAGGTAAGAGCAGCCTTCCACAAATGTTGTGTGCTTACGTATGTAGACCCTTCGTTCGTATCAACTGTACTGAAGACATGGATAGCTCAATGATCTTTGGTCAATTGACTGCTTCTGATGGTTCTACACATTGGGAAGATGGTACTATTACTGAAGCTGTAAAGTACGGTGCTGTGTTTGCTTGGGATGAATGGGATGTTACCCCTCCGGGCATTGCAATGGGTCTCCAGTGGCTCTTGGAAGACGATGGCAAGCTGTTCTTGAAAGAGAAGCCGGGAGCTGCCAAAGACAAGTTCATTGTTCCTGATAACAAGTTTCGCCTTATGGCTCTTGGTAACACCCAAGGTCAAGGTGATGACACTGGACAGCACACAGGTACCAACGTACAGAATACAGCTACAATTGACCGTTTTGGTACTACACTTCGCATTGGCTATATGAAGGAAGATGTGGAAGTTAAGATGCTCTGTGGTAAGTTTTCTGACATTGCTAAAGAGACTGTTCTTAAGCTGGTTAGGTTTGCCAATCTGGTTCGTCAGGGTTATACGACAGGCCAATTGAACCTTACCATGTCTCCAAGGTCTACTATCGGTATCTGCAAAAAGTTATCTTACGGACACACCATGCAAGAAGCAATTCAGCTTACCTACACAAACAAACTGGTGGAAACTCACCAAAAGGTAGCAATGGAACTGTATCGCAAAGTGTTTGGCTCGGCTGAGTAACATGATTTCACGCAGCATTATCTCCCCCATACTCAAAACTATGAGTGTGGGGGAACAAATTAAAGTCAACCACCTAGATTGTACGGCTGGTTTAGACACCAAACAACGACTCTATATCAAGAGAGTCCCTAGCGGTGGTGTGGCTTATTGCCACCACTGCAATCAATCTGGCTTTGTTAGGGAGCTAACTGCTGATGGTACAAAGCTCCGTAAATGGCTATTTGATAAACCCGATGGTGACATTATTAGAGTTACTAGGGGAGCTAGTGTGGGTTTACAAACTGATTTAGTTTGGACTAATCCCGAACATTTTTCTCCTCTTATTTGGTTGAGGAAATACCACATAGACGGGCAAAAAGAAAATGGATATTTTCAAACCAACGGAAAAGATCTGGTATTTCCCATAGCAGATGTTAATGGGGTAATTTTTGGTTCTCAAACTAGGTCGTTTAGTGGTGGTTCAAAGTACTTAACTAATTATGTTACTACAAACAGAACTAACGCCGCATGGTTTACTCTAAAAGAAGGTATGAGCCGAGTCTTAGTAATAACTGAAGACTACACCAGTGCTTACAGAGTGTTTAGAGACTGTAACGTGGATTCTGTAGCGTTACTAAGAACAAGTGCTTCAGAAGAATTATTAAACACAATTAGAGGCCAAGACTACAATAGAATAATTATTTGGTTAGATCCTGACGAAGCAGGTATTAAAGGGACTTTTACCTTAAAAACAAGGCTTAGGTTTGTTGTTGGTACCCACACTACCATCCATCCTATTGGAAAAGGAATTAGAGTTGAACCAAAAGAAATGGACAAAACAGCGTTAGCTTTAACTATTAGGAGCTTATCATCGACTTTGATGTGATGTATTTGTGTGCCGAATCTCCTGAGAACTATTCAAAGTATCGGCACTATGTAAAAGACCATGTAGTACAACCCGAAACTGTTCTTATCTTGGACAAGATGGGTGACTATTACACCTTCTACCCTAGCTCTACTTTTGTTGATTGGGAAGCTTTCAGTAGTTTCCTGCTTGCTACTTATGCTATCAGGTTGTCTCCCGATAAGATCAGTATGCTTCGGGGTACGATAGTTAAGATGCAGACATTTACACCAACCATAGCCTACGAGCAGGTCATAAAAACCTTGATTGAGATGGACTCACTGGCTTTGATTGCTGAAGAATGTCTTAAAGCCCGAGAAGGTACTTCAGATTTAGAAGCTATTAGTGAACTAACTACAAAGGCTCTTAAAGATGTCGAAAGATTTATTGATAAAAAAGACCTTTTTGTCGTTCCTGATATTTCTGGTGTTGTTGATCGCATATTGTCTACGGGATACCAGTGGAGACTTATGCCTCTTAACCGGAGCTTGGGTCTTGTTAGATCTGGTGACTTTGTTATTGTTGCTGCAAGAGTCGAAGTTGGAAAAACTACGTTCTTGGCTAGTGAAGTAAGCTTTATTGCTCCCCAACTCCCCAAAGACCGACCTGTAATCTGGGTTAACAACGAGGAGAAGAGCGACAGCGTGTTCTTCAGGGTTGTACAAGCAACACTAGGAAAAACAACCAAAGAAATCATGGCAGACCACACCACAGCCATGAAAGACTACACAGCAGCAATGGGTGGTGACAAGAACAAGATTTTAATCACAGACGGACACACCAACAACGTAAAGACCCTAGACGCCTTGTTTAAAGAAGTTAAACCCGGACTGATTGTGTTTGATGTCTTGGATAAGGTTGATGGCTTTAAGAACGACGAACGTGAAGACATCCGCCTCGGAAAACTTTACAAGTGGGCTAGGGACTGGGCTAGGCAAGACTGTGTAGTAATAGCAGCCAGTCAGTTGTCTGGTGAAGCTGAGATGCACAAAGATCCACCCTACATAGGCATGGATAGTCTCCGGGGTAGTAAGACAGACAAACCCGGAGAAGCTGATGCAATTATCACGTTGGGTAAGTACAAAGAACCAGCTAATGATGATGAAGCAATGACAAGAACCATCAACGTTCCTAAGAACAAGTTACCGGGTGGTGGAGCTGACCAGATGGAGTCAGAACGCCACGGACGGTACTTGGTAAGAATTGATCCCTTGAGGGCACGATATGAGTGATGATCCAGATAAGACAGATCCTGCTGGTAGTTGGATGGGTAGGCGTAATCGCATTCAATGTCTTCATTGTCTAGATATTATTGAAGCCACTCACCAACATGACTTTAAGTACTGCAAGTGTAACAAGGTGTTCATCGACGGTGGATTTGAAGGGCATTGGAGGAGGGGGTATCCCAGCTTCCCCGCAACAGAGCACTATAAGGAAATGCCGTAATGAAAGACTACACACCAATTATTGAAAAGAAAGAGCTTAAGCATGGAGCCTACTATGAAGGTGTGTGTAGAAATGCTTCAATAGCTCGTTGGAATGCTGTTGGCAGTGTGTTCACGCACTGGAGGACTAAGTTTGGTCAAACCTACTTGGAAGAAATCAGGTGCCCAGAAGATGACCCACATTACGATGTCTTTGTAGCCACAAAAGAGATCCCAACTCCCACCAAAGAAATACCCATTAACTGAGGTAAATGAGAATGACTCCTATTAGCACCCATTTTACCCTCGAAGAAGCTCTTTTTAGCAGTACTGCCCTACGATTGGATATAAGCAACCTTCCTGCGATTTTGCAGAAATCCAATATCTCGGTAGCCAGTAACCGTTTGGAGGCCGTCAGGAGGCTCCTAGATGCCCCTATGCACGTTGATAGCTGGTTTAGGTGTTCCCAGCTTAACAAAGTTGTGGGAGGAAGTCCAAATTCAGCCCACATGGATGGTTGGGCTATTGACTTTACCTGTCCAGTCTTTGGGGAACCTGAGGATATTGTCAGGTATATCTCAGAATCAGGTATTAAATTTGACCAGCTTATAGCAGAAGGAAACTGGGTTCATATCAGTTTTGACCCCAAAATGAGGCAACAAACCATGACAGCACACTTCAAAAATGGTGTGGCAACCTACACAAACGGAGTTACAAATGCTTGATTACTTTTATAGTTTGGATATGTTGTTGTCTTATGCGTCTCAATCTAAACTTCAATTTTTGATACCAGTACAGCTTATTAGGCAAGAATTGTGTAACGAAGAGAACCAGTGATGGATGAACTGCTGTTAACAGTAATAGATGTAGAGACTACTCTCAATGCTCCTAAAGAGATTGGAAGTAGCCACCCCATGTATTATGACAACAGGGCTGTGTATATTGGTGTTCTTGATAGTGAATCTAAACTACCTGCTTTTTGGGTATTTGATGAAAAGCGTTGTGCATTAATGCTTCGTAAAAAGTCTGACTTTTTGGTTGGTTGTAATCTGTCCTTTGATCTTTGCTATATGTATCGCAGAAATCCGCTCTTTAAAACACTACTACAAAAGAAACGTCTTTGGGATATTCAGTTGGCTGAGTACTTGTTATCTGGTCAAACTGAGAAGTGGCCTTCTTTGGATAGGATGTCTGTAAAGTACGGTTATCCAGTCAAAGACGACACAATAACCAAAATGTTTGAAGCTGGTATTGGAGCTGACAAGATCCCAGAAGATCTCATCAAACCCTATCTCCTCCAAGACCTACAAAATACATTGAGAATAGCTGAGCAACAGATTGCCAAAGTAGTTAGTTTGGGTATGATGGATCTTGTCATATCTCAAATGGAAGCTTTGCACTGCGTGACTGAGATGATGTACAACGGCATGAATGTTGATTTTAAATACTTTTCCAAGTACGCCAGTGAAGTTGCCACAGATTATGCTGATGTACAGTATAGGCTTAATGTTGCTGTTGAAGGAATTCATGCTAGGTACTTTCCTCTTACTGATATCGACAGTTCTTTGCAGTGGAGCAAGGTGTTGTTTGGCGGAGTTAGTAAAGTAGTAGAAAAAGAAGCTGCTGGGTTCTACAAGAATGGTAAACCTAAGTTTAAAAATGTTACTAAAAACATTGCTTATGCTGCATTTTCTACTGTAATTGCCAAAGAGGAATGGAAGTCTGAAAAGACTGGTAAAGTGTCAGTAGATGAAGAAGTACTTCAACACATAGTGTTAACTGACACAATCCCTCAAGTCAGGGATGTAGTATCTTTGTTGTTAGAGTATAGAGAAATAACTAAACAACTAACAACATATATACAAGGACTAGGTAAACATGTAATAAGAAATAAAACACAAGACTATATATATAGTAGAATAAACCAAGTAACAACAGCAACAGGAAGACTAAGCAGCACATCACCAAACATACAAAACATAAGCAACAACCCAATTAAAGCAATCTTTACTAGCAGGTATGAAGATGGTTACTTGGTTGAATTTGACTTTAAACAACTTGAGGTAGCTGTACTAGCCCACCTTACCAAATGCAAACAACTGATAGCTGACATAGCAGGTGGTGCAGACATTCACAATGAACTATACAAAGAGATGAATGGCAGGTACCCTGATGCAGCTACTAGGAAGTGGTTTAAACGTCTTACCTTTGGTTTGATTTATGGTGCTGGTGCTAAGACTCTTGCTGTTCAAGCTGGTTGTAGTCTTGATGTAGCTAAGAAGTTTGTTTCTACTTTTTATACTAGGTACCCTGAAGTCAAGAATTGGAATTTAATCATGGAAATCTCTGCCAATTCCAAGGGGATTCATCTATCAACACCAGAAGGACTTACCAGCATCACTCGGCAATGGAAGCATGTTTCAGAGACCAAAAGGATCTACACCTTCCACGAATATAAATCCAAATATGAGGGAACTAGAGACTATACTTTCAGTCCAACTGAGCTGAAGAATTATCCGGTTCAAGGTTTGGCTACAGGTGATATTGTTCCTTTGATGTTGGGTATTGTGTTTAGGGAACTTATTGATACTTCTGAAGTCAAACTCATCAATACGATCCACGATTCAATCTTGTTGGATTGTAGTAATAAAGCTGTTTTAGATGGTGTTATTGAGAAGGTAAAAAGGTTGTTGGATAATGCTCACAACTATTATCAAATGACCTTTGGAATCCCGTTGGCTCTGAAGCTTAGCGCAGGAGTTTCAATGGGAAAGAACTGGTTTGAAATGAAAGAACTGGAGGAAGTATAATATGGCTGAAATGACAGGCGTTGTACAAGCAGTATCCACGAAAGATGTTACCACCAAGTTTGGTGTGAAACCTACGTTCTCATTCAAGATTGATAGTGGTTGGGTTAAATGTGGTTTTAAAAATCCTATGGTTAACTCTGGTGATACTGTTACGTTCGATGGTGAACACGGTACTTATGGCCTTGAAGGTAAGAATATTCGCATTACAGAAAAAGGAGCACCGGGTGCAGCAGCAGCCAGTGTTCCTAGTAGCAAAGGTTCTACCTACTCTGGTGGTAGTTCTAGCCGAGTATTCCCCATCCCTGCTCTTCACGGGGATCGTTCAATTGTTCGGCAGAATGCCCTTGCCCGAGCAACTGAGCTTCTAATCGCCTCTAAAGGTGGTAAAGCGTTTGAGATTGACGACACCAATGCCGCAGTAGCCATTCATCTTGCCCGTAAGTTTGAAGCTTATACGGCTGGTGACTTGGACATGGCAGAAGCTATGGAAGAAAATGCAGCCGCTGCTAAAGCAGCTTAACTAGGAGATATGAACTATGACTACTATTAACTTTGAAGTTGTGTCCTCGTACCTGAAGAAACAATCTAACGCACGTATTCAAAAGATTATTGATGGTCTTTATGATCTGATGGATGAGCGTGACGGCAAGCGTGAAGACAAAAAATGGCAATCGCTAGTAAAAGCTACAAAAGGCAAGACAAGCAAAAAGAGCTAAAGAAACAAAGCAACAACCCAGCCCAACCTGTCGGTTGGGTCTGGGCTACGGCCCCCTGCAGGGGCAACAACAACACAAAACAACCAAAGGAACTAAATGAAGGCACTAGTTGACGGGGACATCGTAGCTTACCGTTGTGCTGCAAGTGCTGACACTGAGGAAGACGTTTCAGTAGCCTTGATTCGTACTGATGCCCTGATGAAAGAGATTCTAGAGGCTGTAGGGGCTGATACGTACACTGTGTTCCTCTCTGGAGCTAAAGAACTGAACTTTAGGTACACTGTAGATCCAATGTACAAAGCTAACCGGATAAGTACGGTTAAGCCAATCTACCTAGAGTCTTGTAAAGAGTTCCTAGTAACAAATTGGGAGGCTGTGAGGTGTCATGGGTATGAAGCTGACGATGGGATGGGTGTGGCTCAAGACGCTAATTCGGTTATTTGTAGTATTGACAAAGATATGCTACAAGTATCCGGGTTACACTACAATTTTGTTAAGAAGGTATTTATTAATGTTCTACCCGAAGAAGGATTAAAATCCTTTTACATCCAGACTCTAGTGGGAGATACCTCAGATAACGTAATAGGAGTTAAGGGAATTGGCCCTGTGAAGGCTCACAAACTCCTAGACCCCTTGTTGCCAGAGGAGTACTATGAAGCCTGCAAAGCCCTATATGACTCTGAAGAACGGTTTCACAACAACTGCAAACTACTATATATCTGGAGAGAATTTAATGACATCTGGAAACCCCCCGGAATATATAGTGGGCGTAAGACTCACCAACTCGAAGGTTCAGATTTATCGCATAGAAGTAAAGGAGTCTCCGATGGAACTGATTCATTATGTAATGAAGTCGGTAAAGCAAGCAGCAACATGTTTGGTACTAATCCCAAAGAGCATTCCTAGTGAAACCTCGATATGGGAAGTGGAAACATCGCTCCGGGCTTGAAACTAAATTTAAAACCGCAACTCTAGAAAAAGGATATAACCTTGGGTACGAAACAAGTAGCTTATCTTTTACAACCCGTCCAGAAACGCACAAATACACTCCAGATTGGACAATCAAAGACGGCTGGTACATTGAAACAAAAGGCTACCTCGACCTCGAAGGACGCAAAAAGCTGCTCTATGTTAAAGAGCAGCACCCAGAGGCTCGCATCCTTGTCGTCTTCCAGCGGCCTACAAACCCCATCTACAAAGGATCTCCGACAGACTATGGCAAGTGGTGTGACAAAAACAAAATCGAATGGTGTGCATTCGGAGAGATAGACAAGTGGGAAGCATTCATCAAGGAAGCCATTAAATGAACAAGAAGCACTTTATTATCCCAGACTGTCAAACAAAAGAAGGCGTACCACTAGACCACCTAACTTGGGCAGGTAAATACTGTGCTGAAAAACATCCAGACGTTATTATCAATATTGGTGATTTTGCTGACATGCCTAGCCTTAGTTCCTATGATGTTGGTAAAAAAGACTTCGAGGGACGGAGATATACCAAGGATATCTCAGCCACTAAGAAAGCTATGGACTTGTTCATGGCTCCCATTAAACGAGAGATCCTAAGAACATCTAAGACCAAGACCCCGTGGAAGCCTAGGTTTGTTCTTACGTTAGGCAATCACGAAAATCGCATCAACAGGGCTGTCAATAACGATCCTAAACTTGAGGGACTCATCAGTGTTAAAGATTTACCTTATGGTGATTGGGAGGTTATTCCTTATCTTAAGCCTATTTCCATTGATGGCATTGTATACTGCCATTTCTTTGCCTCTGGTGTTATGGGGCGTCCTGTTACATCTGCTAAAGCTCTCACTACTAAGAAGCATTGTAGCTGCATTATGGGTCACGTACAGAGGAAGGAAGTAGACATACAATATAAGGCTGACGGCAAAAGAATTACTAGCATTTTTGCTGGGTGCTACTACCAACACGACGAAGAGTACTTAGGCCCCCAAGGTAATGAGTGCTGGAGAGGTGTTTGGGTGCTCCACCAAGTACATGATGGAGAGTATGACGAAATGCCAGTTTCTATTGAGTACCTTAAGATGAAGTACAAAGGAAAGCCGTGAGTACGTGGCTTATCTGGGCTTGTACTGCTGCTTATGCTTGGACTGCTGGAGAGCAACTGTTTAAAGAAAACGTGGGCCACGCTCTGATGTTTGGGGCTTATGCTGTGGCTAATATTGGTATCATCATGACACTAAAAGGATAAGACATGGCTGGTAAAATGGTTTTTGCTCATCTAGGGTACCCAGACGACCCGGCAATGAATAAGATGGAAGAGGACTTTATAAAAACTAAAGCTTCCGTTGCTCCATCGCAAGATGTTACTAGGAACTATTATGATGTAGGTGGTATTGTTACCCTAGACATCATCAAGGCCAAGCTTACTCCAGAACAGTACGAGGGATTCTTGCTTGGGCAGATTATCAAGTATGCAACTCGAATGAACTTCAAAGGGCAGCGTGTTGGAGATGCTGCCAAACTGTCTGAATACAGTAGATGGTTAGACTTTCACTACAGAGAAGGAAAATGAGCACAGCGGCAGACATCCTCAGGTCAATAGCTCCGACCATTGCAACAGCCCTAGGAGGGCCTCTGGCTGGAGCAGCGGTGTCCTTCCTAGCCAATAAGTTTGGAGTTGATCCAAGCCTTGTACAGCAGACTGTAGCCGGTATGGGGCCTTCTGATTTGGTTAAGATGAAACAGTTGGATCTGGACTTCCAAGTTGAAATGGCTAAGCTAGGCATTTCCGTACAAATGGCTCAAATAGCAACCAATACGGAAGAAGCAAAGAGTACAAGCATCTTTGTAGCAGGGGCTAGGCCCTTTATCCTTTGGACTTGTGGAGTAGCCTTTGGGTACGTGGCTATACTAGAACCCCTAGCTAGGTTCGTAGCACAGGTCTTCTACGGGTATCACGGACAGTTCCCCATCATTGACACGACCCTAACCTTGCAGGTGCTTGGAGGTCTTCTGGGGCTGTCTGGACTGCGTAGTTTTGATAAGAAGAATGGAGTGGCATCATGAAGGGTTTTGGTGTTGAGTTCTCTTGGGTCTGTGGGTTGAAGTTTGGAGTTGAGTGGATTCACGAAGTTGATTCCTTCTGTGTTAGTTGTGGAATCTTTGATATGTTTTTCTACAGCATTAAAATCTTTGAAGCAGAACTGCCCAAAGATCCACCAGAATGAGCTATACTTTAACTCAGCTCCACGATATGCTTTTGGAAGAGAACGAAGTAGTTGTTCTAGAACTTTTAGACATCACTGCAGAAGAGTTACTAGTAACATACAAATACAAAATAAGGCAGCGACATGGATTCATCTCAAAGTATTACGAAGAATCAGGGGAGGAAGAGGAAATCTCTCCTTGGAGTGAAGAACGTGAAGACCGTCCTCGTGGACTTAGTAGCCGCTCGGCTTGGGAAGATGCGGGCTTTGAACAGGATGACAGAGATCAACATTAAAGAAGCAAAGCAAGACATTAAGGACTTTAAGAATGGAACATAATCGCTTTAAAACTAGTTTTTCAGAACGAATCTTCCGGCTCAAGTACGCTCAAGGTGTTAATGACACTTGGGATGCTTTGTCAGACAGGGTAGTTGACGATGTATGCGGGAGCCGTGGAGGTAAGGATCGCTCTTTAGTAAGCAAAGATGACCAGAAAGACTTAGCTGAAGCTATTAAGACCATGAAAATAATTCCCGGAGGGAGGTACCTTTATTATGCAGGACGAGAATTCAGTGCCTTTAACAACTGCTACCTACTCAGGGCTGAAGAAGACACGCGAGAAGAGTGGGCAAACATTGTTCATAGAAGTATGTCTTGTCTATCTACTGGTGGCGGTATTGGTGTGGATTATAGTATCCTCCGTCCTGCTGGTAGAGTACTTAAACGGACGGGTGGTATATCGTCAGGCCCCATCCCTCTTATGCAAGCCGTCAATGAGATTGGGCGTAATGTAATGCAAGGTGGGAGCCGTAGGTCAGCCATCTACGCATCTCTCAACTGGCAACATGAAGACGTTCCCCTATTCCTCAAAGCCAAAGACTGGTCAGATGTTATTAAGAACCTTAAGGCTACGGACTTTAACTTCCCTGCACCGTTAGACATGACTAACATCTCAGTAAACTATGATGATGCAGCACTAATTAGGGACGTAGGTCTAGCAGACGAGTACTGGCTACACAAGAATCCCATCTTCCTAGAGAACTGCAAGCAAGCCATGATGACGGGTGAACCGGGCTTTAGCTTTAACTTTGGAGACAAGCAGAATGAAACCCTGCGTAACGCCTGTACTGAAGTTACCAGCGAAGATGACTCTGACGTTTGTAATCTTGCGAGCATCAATCTGGGCAATGTGGAAAGTCTGGAGGAATTCAAAGGGCTGGTTGCACTTGCATCAAAATTCCTCATTTGTGGTACAATCAGAGCTGATCTACCCTACGAAAAAGTGTACAAAGTTAGAGAAAAGAATCGTCGCTTGGGACTTGGACTTATGGGTATCCACGAATGGCTCCTCAAGCGAGGATCTAAATATGAAGTAACGCCGGAACTTCACACTTGGTTAGGAGTCTATAGAGATGAATCAAAACGAGCAGCAGATGAACACGCCGAAAGACTTTTTGTCAGCCCTCCAGTTGCATATAGGGCAATTGCCCCCACTGGCAGCATCGGAATTCTTGCAGGTACTACTACTGGAATTGAGCCACTATTCGCTGTCGCTTACAAGAGGCGTTATCTTACCAATGGCACAAAATGGAAATTTGAGTTTGTTGTTGATGCCACCGCCGACAGTCTCATCAAGCGGTATAATATCGCCCCAGAGTCAATTGATACTGCCTACAAACTAAGCCATGACTACGAGCGACGACTTGCATTCCAAGCGGATGTTCAAGATTACGTGGACATGTCCATTAGTTCTACCATCAACCTTCCCTCTTGGGGAACAAAAGATAACAACGAAGGAAAAATTGAACAGTTTGCTGGCACTCTTGCAAGATACGCCCCTAGACTGCGTGGATTTACGTGCTACCCTGACGGAGCTAGAGGAGGACAACCCCTCACTGAAGTCGAGTACGGAGATGCCATCAAGCACTCAGGAATAGTCTACGAAGAGAACGATATTTGTGACATAACGGGTAAAGGAGGATCATGTGGTGTCTAAACCAATACAGCACTTTCGTTATCCGTTGGTTGTAGTAGAATGGGATGATGCCGAAACTAGTGGTGGCTGGGAAGAACCTCCCGCAGATCTTGGGGAAGCCATAGCCATCACAGTCGGGTTTCTTATACGAGAAACAACTAAGCACCTACTTATAGCAAGCAGTTACGACAGTACAAACACACACACTAATGGCAGGATTCAAATCCCAGTTGGAATGATTAAGACCAAAGTAGTCTTAATTGATACTAAGAGGAGTCGAAAAGTGAGTTCCCGATCTTCAAGAGAACAGCTTGAGGTTCCGGCTGAAACTTCCACAAGAGCAATAAGTAAGCCAAACGAGTCTTTTCTAGAGAGCTAGTTCTAAACCAACTTGTTCCTAATAACAAGTTCCTAGATTTAGTAATACTGAGTTTATCAGATCTAATGCTGACTCCCTCAAATCCCAGAACATCTAGGATTTGGGGGGATTTTTTTAGCAAATTAGCCTGTCTGCTCTTTAACAAACCTGTTAAAGGGAATAAATCCAGAGTCCCCATCTTGGTCTAATATGATTACTTCTGTGGGGCTAGATACTGTCCAGCAAGCTTCAAATAGCTTGCCTTTCCAAAGTACAGATGCCTTCATAAGCTCCCTAGTGGCCTTGATGTCTTCTCGGATAAGACTTAGGACGGAGGTGTACGTACAAGTTGTAGCATAAAGTCTTATTGAATTGCCGTCTAGGTTATATACCATTGTGTCTTCAGCTTTAGACTCAACAGACCAACCAGCAATGACAACACTAAACAATACAATAACAAGCTTCAACATGCTACACCTCCCCACAAAGTTTAAGTAATAGTAGCATCCTCTTCTAAAGGCTTCTCTTCTAAGGATTTAATTTTATCGACAGCAATTTGGAGTTGTTGTTTTAACACTTCCATTTCACCAGCAATAATACCTACTCGGGTCATAGCCCAATTACGTTGTTGTTCAAGTTCGCTAATCATGGCTTGAATCTTAAGGTTTTGTTCAGACTGTTGTTCCATATCTGTATCTCCTAATTAAATTACTTGGTATTGAAAGTTGTATTTGTAAGTAGTACTAGAGGTGGCAATGGCTACTAGATCAATCTGAGCACGATCATTTGTAAGATCAGAACTTATGGCCCCTGTCGAACCATCTCTACTACTAGAGGATATTATACCAGAACATTGTAATGTATCCCCAAAGTTAGAGGCTACTGGTAAAGACACCCCTATGCTGGTAGTAGTTCCTATAGTTGTGGAAGTTATGTCTACTGTTCCAGAACAAGTAACCACACTACCTACTCGAACGTACTGCCCAAGCCTAGTAGTGCTGGCAGTAACGTTGGTTACCGTTGTAAGGGTAGGAGTCCAAGTACCCCCAAGAACGTTAGGATATCCTGAACAGTTAGCCAAGTTCCCCGAAGCTGGAGTACCAAGAGCACCCCCGTTAACCACCACCGAACCAGCCGTTCCAGTATTGACCCCAAGGGCAGTAACAACTCCTGTACCAGTAGTTATAGTGGAAGGGGCAACCCCAGCCCCGCCACCCTGTACCAGTGCTCCAGCAGCAAGAGCAGCAGACGTAGCCCACGTTGTGGCACCAGAAAAGTATGGTATGCCGCCGCTTGTTCCTGCAACCGTTAACGCAGGAGTAGAGGTAGCAGTTGCTACAGAAATTAACCCACCAGTAAAACTTACGCTTGTTACTGTTCCAGCCCCCGCAGGGGTTCCCCAAGTACCATCACCGCGCCAAAAAGTAGAGGCTGACGCACTTGTACCGCTGTTCAGGTTTGTAACTGGAAGGTTGCCAGTTACACCCGTTGTAAGGGGTAGTCCAGTAGCATTTGTTAATAATCCAGAAACAGGAGTACCTAGAGCAGGAGCAACAAACGTCTTATTGCTCATTGTCTGCGTTTTAGTCTTAAAGGTAAACTCATCAACAACGCTGGCAAAATCAGGGATGGTAAGAGTAGTAGCCCCAATAGTCTGAGCAGTCAGAGCAACAGACACCAACTGTCCGTTGGTAAGCAGTAGCGGGGATGCAGCAGAGGTTGCAAGACTAGTGGCACTAGCCACTCCTAAGACAGGAGTAACTAATATTGGGCTGGTATCAACAACAAACTTTGTACCTGTTCCAGTCTGAGAGGCAATAGAGGTAGCGTTGCCTACACTAGTAATTGGGCCTGTCAGGTTAGCATTTGTAGAATTGTTTCCATCTAACTTCTGAATTGCTTGCAATATTGAGTCTGTGGCAGCTACGGTTCCAGCACCTGATACATAACCAGTTAACACTTTAGCAATTACTGGGGCATTGGTTAGGGTTGTAGCATTACCCACACTAGTAACATCACCAGTTAAATTAGCATTAGTCACCACAGTTGTTGCGTTACCAACTGAAGTCACTCCACCAGTAAGGTTGGCGTTAGTTACAACTGTAGTTGCATTGCCAACACTTGTTACCCCGCCTGTCAAATTGGCGTTGGTTACTACGGTAGTCGCATTACCAACTGAGGTTACACCACCAGTCAAGTTTGCATTAGTTACTACTGTTGTTGCATTTCCAACAGAAGTTACGCCGCCAGTTAAGTTGGCATTGGTAACAACAGTCGCTGCATTACCCACCGATGTAACGCCCCCAGTTAAGTTAGCGTTGGTTGTCACGCTTCCCGCAGTCAATCCAGACGCTGTTCCTGTCAAGTTAGTGGCTACTCCAGAACTAGGGGTACCTAAAGCACCACCATTGACTACAAATGCTCCTGCTGTTCCTACGTTGACTCCAAGAGCAGTTACTACACCTGTACCAGTGGTAGTTGTTGCAGGAGCAAGTCCAGCACCTCCACCCAGTACTATAGAATTAGCAGCCAAGGCCGTTGAACTAGCCCAAGTTGAAGTACTAGAGAAGTAGGGGATTCCACCAGAAGTACCTGCAATGGTAAACGCAGGAGTAGTTGTTGCAGTACCAACTGAAACAATCCCACCCGTCCAACCTACTGAAGTAACCGTTCCAGTAGCAGTTCCTGCTGGAATACTCCACGTTCCATCTCCCCGCCAAAAAGTTGTTGCTCCAGCACTAGTCCCACTATTTAAATTAGCTACAGGCAAATTACCGGATACCTCAGTAGCAAGAGCCACAGCCCCCCACGTAGGCGTAGTAGCACTACCATGCAACACTTGGGAAGCTGTCCCAGAAGTAAGCATGGTGTTCTGAGCAGAAGTCATGTGGTAGTACTCGTTAGAAGTACCACCTTGCATACTCTGTAGTACGTTGTGAGCACGACTAAGGATGCTGGATAAAGTGCTACCAGTAAAGTCAATGCCCGTAGTCCAAGAAATAAGGCCCGTAGGAGCTAGGCCATTGACAATACGTTGTATCCTTGTCAACCACTCTTTCCAAACAGCAGGATTGCTTTGGATATCTCCGGGAGGTACGGGAGGTAAAGTAGCCATTAATATTTACCTTCTTCTAGGAGAGTGGTGTTCTTAATAACATCTTTCTTAGTTATACCCAACATCCAACTGCACAGATCTCCTTTATGAAGGCCCGGCTGAATTTTAAAAAGAGACCAACTGGAACGCACAAACCACTCCAAAGGCCAAGTCTCACTGTTTCCGTTAATGCTGCAATTACCACCCACATACATAGCATGTCCGAATCCATGAAATATATCCTCTGTAAGTTTAACATCCATAATCATTCCCAGCCACGTTCTCTAGCTTTATCTTTGTACTTTTTAATAAATTCTTTTTGTTCTTTAGCTCGCGTACTTCTTGCTAGTTTTTTCTCTGCGGCAGTTTTTCCGTATATAGGAAAGCCCATAGTGCCAGAAATAGCGCGACTCATTCCTTCTCCCTCAGGAGCATTTACTGCTGCAGAAATTTGAAATGGCAGAGCACTTTTTGCAATTACTCCTGCCCTATTAGCTAAGGAGGGATCAACAAGTTTAGGAGCATATGGACTAGCATACTCTAGTCCAGTAAGTCCTGTAATAGCAGCTTTAGGAACAAACCCCAACTTGTTTGTAAGGGTAGAAGCAGGATCAGATAACCAGTGGTATGGTTCCATAGCGTGTTTCATAGCTTGCATACTGGTGCCATCTTGAAATTCTATTCGTGTGGGATCTTTGTTTTCCCAAATTGGGCGATTAGCCGTAACCATATTGATGGCATTTAACAGGGTAAAGTATAACAGAGCAGTTTTAAACTGGTACAGTCTAGCATAGTCAGCTTTGGTAGTGGGGTTTACCATTCCCTTAATACCTTCTATAGGGTGCCAGTCTTTAGGGCTAAGTTTTTCAGGAAGAGCTGAAGTAAACGCTTTAATAGTAGATATAGTCCAGTCTGGAGCAAACAAAACTATTTGAAGATTCTTACGACCTTGAGGAGAGTACGCAGCCATAGACATACGTTTACCAAACTCTGTATTGGCTTTTGATGCTTCTTGAAACCAGTTAAGACCACCAAAAGACCTGTTGATAAACTGAGTAATCTCTGCACGAGCAAGATCTTCATTAAATTCTTTACCACTCTTCATGGCATCTAGGCGTTGTTTCTCAAGGTACTTGTCTGCTGTATAGAGTTTACCTCCTGTATGCAAAAAATCCCAAGTAATCTTGTCAAAGATCCCTAGAGTATTCTTTTCTACAAATGAAAGACTTGTTTCTAAAACCCTAGTCTTGGGGCCATATTTACCAATCATACTGTCTCCAAACTTACCAGCACTAGCAAGAAGTCCCTTAGTGACATCCTCAGGAACTTCTAGAACAAGTCCGGATTTGATCCATTTGTCAGTACTATCCCCAAGTCCACCTTCTTTAAACCGAGCAACAGCTTGAGTTATCCCAGACATCTTAGTACCAAGTATCTTGTCTGCTATACCTAAAGTAACTTCCTTAACTGGAGTCCACAGTGGTACGTGAGCACTAGACAACACTTCCATAAGACTTTTAGCGTGGAAGAAGGAGCCAATGACGTTTAGACGTTTAACTCCTTGTGAAACTGTATAAATGGCATCTATAGCTTTATTGCCTCTAGTCTCAAAAGCAAACTTGAGGGCAGGAGCTAGATCAGGATGCACAGTGTAACCAGCAAATTGTCTGTCTTGAATCATTTCCCAGCCGCGAGGCATAGGGTCTTCTTCAGTAACTCTCCTAACCAAAGACTCCCCAGCAGCATTACGAATACCTTTAACGCTATCTATAAGTTTCTTGTTCTCAATAGCCTTTTCCATAGACAGAGCATATTCTTTGTATATCTCAGCTACGTCAGTAGTCTTGATCTCAAGTTTAAAATCCTTGCCAGCAGCAGAAATTTTATCATTGATCCATCCAAGAGTTTTTTCCAAATTTTCAAAAGTATCGACCTTACGCTCTTTACCAAAGCGGCTTTCAGGAGTCATGCCCCCAAGTCCAGCACCCTTCTTACCAAACAATTCTCCGAGTAATTCTTCTAGAGCACCCTTGGGCATATCAGACCAGTTAACAATGTGGGTAACGTAGTTCTCAAGAAGACCATTGACCACACCCTCCTTAACAGCCCTCTCCCCAATGTCTTTCATAGCAACTTGGTAACGTTCTGCTAGTTCTTTAGCTGGGCCAGTAAGCTTATCGGCTTCACCCTTGTCAATAGCCCGAGCTACTTCTTCCCGGATGTTCTTAGGAACAAGTTCAGTCATCTTACGAGCTTCGTTATGGATGATCCGCTCATTAGCCATTTTGGTGTTGAGGTTTATGCTTACAAACTTCTCCACTTCTTTAACAGGTTCTTTCCAAGTGCCTGTATACTTCTTCCAGTCTTCAAAGAACTTTAGAGCAGCAGCCTCACCTTGAGCAGCATAGATGTCTTCAGCGTGTTTCATAAACGCTGCTTCACTACTAATGGAACGGACATCAATGCCTTTAGCAGCCTTCTTGACTTCTTCAGGGAGAATCTTAGAAGCTGCTACAGGGCCACTACCTTCGGCAGCATCTCTTTTTGCCCTGAGTTTCTCAAAGTGGTATTCAGTGTAGTGTTTTCTAATAGAATCTTCTTGGACTTTGTTTAGAGTTGCGCCTTCTTGGTGGGCTTCAAATCCAGCTTGATAGACTTCGCCATCTGCTTCGTTCTCAGCCATTTTCCTCAATTCAGTATCAGTTTTTCTAGAAAACTCAAGACGTTCTTTATTGGCTCTCATGGTGTCAAAAGCTTTTTCCCCAACAGACCTATTGTCAGGAGAAGTTTCTCCGTAGTATTCCTCTGCCCTTTCCATTTCTGTTGGGCCTTTCTTACGAAGAGCATCCCACTCTTGTAGCCACTTGCCCTCTGACCTCTCATCTAGAACTTTGTTGATGTGTTCTTTGCCTGCCATTTGTTTGTTAAAACTTCCTTCAGTTTCATCAACTTTTCTGGCAGCTTCAAGAATGTCGGCTTTAGTCAGATACTTTTTATAGATTTCACGCTGAGCTTCATCTCTGCTGATGGTAGAGAAACGATCAGCCACAGGTTGGGACATTTCAACATCAACCTTTTCCCAAGCTTTTTTAGTATCAGGATCTTCAAAAAGATCTTTACGTTTAGAGTCTAACTTAGTAACTTCTTTTTCGGAAGAAACTAGCGTAGGCTTCATTGCGTTTTGAGCATCCTTAACAAGCTTTCCTAGGGAATGTTCTTTGTACTTGTCAGCATGAGCATTTCTTTGCTTTGTAATACTATCTGCCACCTTAGACAACATGTTAATTTCAGCAGTAGTGGGGTACCCACCCCCATCTCTTCTACCCATAGATTTAATTACTTCTGTATGCTTGTCCCTGAGCCTTATGTCTTCTAACAAGCCTTCTTTGTCAAAGCCTACTACAGAAGTTTTTTTGGCTTTGCCATCTAGAACGTCTTGGTCTGATCCAGTCTCTTTGATTTCTCTAGAGGCTGCAGGTTTGTTAGGTTCAGCTCCATCAACAGGCACCTTTTTGGTTCTATCGAACTTCATATTCTTGCTTTCTTCAATAAGGCCACTAGCAATATCCATAACCTCATCAAGAGCCGTCTTGGTGTTGTTTTTAAGAGCTTCTACTTCAGCGTGTTGTTCCTCAGTTTTGGCATCCCTACGAAGCTTGGCTATGATCTCTTCGTGGACGATCTGCTTGAACTTGTCCCAGAGGTTAGTAGTCTTTGTTTCAAAGGCTTCAGTAGACTTAGTGGTTTTGAGATGTGCTTTGAAGTCATCGTTGTTCATTGCCTCCGACACAAACTCATGGACATTATCGTAACCATACTCTGCCCTAGCTTCTGGAGAAGCACTAGCCTTGTGCATCTCGTACAAGGTGTTCATCTTCTGAGCCAAGGCAGATTGGTTGTCGTGCATAAGGTGCCACACAGCCGCGTGAGTAGCCTCATGCAGAACAGTCTCAAAGTCCCCCCTATACCCAATGTCAACCCTATGGTTATCTGGGTGGTAAAGTCCCCGAGCAGATCCAGTTTTACCGTCATCAGTTCTGTAGGGAATAACATCCTTACGGAGCTGTAGCGATGCTTCATTAACAAGGTTACTAGTGGCAAGCAGCTTGGCAAACCATTTCTGACTTCTGGTTCCAATGCCAGACTCTTCAATCTTCTTTAAAGCTTCACCAACAGTTTTAGCTTTGTATATAATGTCATGTACTTCTTCCCAAGCAGGGTTTTCAAGATTGTCAATTTTAGGTTTGGGCAAGTTTTCACGAAGTTTGTCCCTTTCCAATGTGTATTGGTCAATCTTGGCTTTTAATTCTTGTATACGTAAATTGGCCTCATTCTTTTGCTCAAGAAGTTGAGTGCGCTTTTCGTCTAGTTCTTTTTTCTTGGCCCTAGTGTTTTCATCTTGAGGAAGTTTTGCTAGTTCAATGGTTTCCTTAAGAGATTGGTCGTACTCATTAGAAGCTTTCTTGAGGGAGGTAGACTCTATGGCTTCATCTATGTCAAGGTAGTACATATCATCTTCTATAATTTCAATGCGATCCTTGTGCTCTTCTCTAGTAACTGGAGCCTTGTTGTTAGAAGTAGTAGGGGGTTTTTCTTCTACCTTAAACCTTTCGTCTCCAACCTTACGGAGATCATTACTATGCAATCCAACTTGTCCATCCGTAGGGGTCTCTAGCACATAATCTTTAGGGATTTGTCCAGACTTACGAGCTTGAGCATCAGCTTCTGCTCGGGTATAAAACTTTCCAGTAGGATCAACAAAACCCGGCTCAAAGTCTGGGTCAGCTCTAAGTTCATCCGGATGTTTAGGGCCAGTCTTAAGGATGTTACCATCCTTATCCCTAAAAGCAGTCTCAGTAAGAGGAGATTTATCCTTAACCCGTTCTAAAAAGCTCTTACGTTCTGCATCAGAAACAGTAGGTTCTGGAGAAGAGTCTGTTTTAGGGGCTTCAGGTTTTTTTGAGAAAGCTTGACCAATTTTATCTACAGCGGTTCTACCCGTACCAATCATTTTCTCACCAAGAGCAGTGGGTCTTCCTAACATTCCTGAACCTACATCCAAGGCTATGTCACCGGGACTAAGTACATCCTGCCCCTCTATAGCCCTCATACCAGCCCCAACGCCACCCATAATCGTACCACCTATAGCAGCCTCTGCAACAGTCCTAGGAAGCCCCACAGCCATCCCTGGCCCTACTAAGGTACCTGCCACATTACCAATCTTACTAGTCCACGGAAAGGCTTTATCTTGAGCAGCTTTGGTTTCCATAATCTTTGTACCAAAGACTGAATCTGAAACTTGCTCAAGAGAAGTAATCCCAAGATGTCCCAACATGCCACCAATAATACCTCCAACAAGACCGCCAACGGGGGCAGCATAAGGCACCTTAGTTTTGGCACCTAGTTCAGCACCAGCTCCAATACCATAAAGCATCGTGGGGATAGTGCCAGCACCTTCAGCTAAGGCTCGGTTGAAGGTGCCCATCTGAGATACCTCTGGCCCCTTCTTAGGCTCATCCAGCTTGCCAAGAGGTTTTATGGATTTAGCATTACTTTCAGCCCCAGCAGACATGGGGGCATCTTCTCCTAAATAAGCATCTGGATCAAACCCAGAGGAGCCAGCTTTAGGGGAAGATTTAACTCCAAGGTAAGCGTCTGGATCGAAGGGCATTACTTTGCTTCAAGCTTTTTGAGTCTTGCCACATAATCTACGTAGGCATTAATACTCACGTTGCCCCTTGCGCTTTGAGACAGCAGTTTAAACCTATTGAGTTCTGGATCATTAAATTTATCCCCTCGGGCAAAAGTTTCATCTCTTGCATTAGACTGCTTCTTTGGAACTTCTTGGGCTGGAGCAGCTTTGGCTGGAGCTTGTGCTGCACCAGAAGCTTTCTTTCTGATAGCTTCTGCCCTAGGATCTTTGGGATTAGCGTCTGCCCAAGCAAGAGCTTCTGCATCTTCGGTAGAGCTTTGAGCACTTTTTTCTGGAGCCTTCTCCTCGGTGTTCTTAGGAGCAGGAGAAACCCTAGGAGAGTCTTTAAGAAGCTTCTTGTATTCTTCTGAAGCAAGTGTACGAGCAACGGTCATATTTTTCTCAGCTTCTTCAAGAGCAGTTTGCAGACGAACTTTTTCAAGCTTTTCTTTTACAGCGTCTTGTTTTTCTTCGTTCCTAGCCTCTTCCCAAGCCTGTCTTTTTTCAGACTCAGCTCCAAACCAAGATTTACTAGGTTCAGGTTCTTTAAGAAGTTTGGCCCTAGCAATTTGAGTCCTGTTTAAATCAGACAACAACCCCCGATAATGATCGGCTGCTTTTTTGTTTTCAGTAAAAGAGGTGGCAGCAGCTCTATCTAGCTGTGCTCTGTCAGCTCTTGCAGAAGCTGCTACAAGACGGTTGTTGGCCATCGTAGCGTTTTCAGTTATTCGCTTATTGTCAGCAACACGTTCTTGGTGCGTCATATCGTTTTTACGTTCAGTCTCACGCTGCTTCTTGCCTTCTATAGATCCCACATCTTTTTTCAACATGTCTTTAAAAGCTTCAAAGGCTTTGGGATCTCCCTTAGTGCGATCAGCCCCAGCCTTAATCATAGCAGCCAGCTTGGGATCAACTTCTTTGTTTTGCATCATATCCATAACAACAGTATCCACATTCTCGGGAGTCATGCCACCTACCCACATATGTAGCTTTTCTAGTTGCTTTTCGTCGTGTTCATCCCTAAGTCTGCTAGCTCTTTCTTGCCTCTCCAGAGCTTTCCCAGCGTCATCAAACATCTTTTCAGCCATCTTAAGATTGCCCTTACCCGCAACAATCTGCCCCAACTCCTGCATCTGTTGGTGCATAGGCTTAGCTATGTTAAGCGGATCAGCAAAGTATTTAGTAGAAGCTTCTCGGATGTCCTTGTCTTGCTCAACACCTGTGACCATCTGTTGAAGCTTGATGGTATCTTCCTTAAACTTAATGTCAGCTGCTTGCATATCCAACTCTCCTTTCTGGAGATCTTGGGTACCTTTCTGAAGCTGTTGTTGCAGCTTCTGAGTTTCCATAGGAAGCTGTTTAAGTTTTTCCTCAACCTGAGTAGGAAGAAGTTGTTGTT